ATTGAGAATATAGGGGCACTAGGCTGTTTGTAGATTGCAGATATTCTACTATCTATACCATCCACGATAATTTTTGTGCCTATTTTAGGCATAATAATAAAATCGCTTGTACGCATTACAATCATGCCATCGGTAGTATCTGTCACACCTCCCATATCTAGAGCAGGTGCTATTTCATTCTCCGCAGGTAAAGCCTGATATGCCTTCCCTGCTATATTGACGCTTATTGCAAGGCTAAGAAGATGATCCTCGTATGCGTCTAAAATAAACGTATCGAATTGACTCACCTATCATCTCAACTTGCAATATTATACCCCAGTCTCGTCCTCTAGATCGAAATCTCCGATAGCATAGAAAGCATTAATAGTGTAAGTTTGTCTCACACGTGTTCCTGCATTATCAATAAGTAAAGCAGGATTGCCTCTAGTAACAATAAAGTTCTCAGGAGTTTGCTCAACAGACTGTCCAAGTACATATTGTGCATATGTTTCTAGCATACCCCATAATATTTTTCTTGCATCGCCTGCTTCCGATTCCAATAGACTATGAATTTCATCAATCCTAAGGCATACATATTTTTGATTGAATCCAAATGTAGCATTTTGTGCTTCAGTTCCGCCTACAAAATTTTTCCCTGTTTGTATTTCTACAGGCAATTGACCAAGGGTTCCACCTGATGCAGTAACAATTTCGCTAACTACTGAATCATTATTAATTAAATTAACAGTAGAAACAGTGCCATTAGTAGGAAATTGTCCTGAGGAATTAGTGCCTCCATCAAGTGTGCCTTGAAAATTTACCGCAGGATTAATAGATTCAGCAGAATCAACATCACCAATACTTACAATATCGTTTACAGCAGTATACCAAGAAGTAAGAGAATCAGTCAATAAATCATAAATGTCTTGATTTGTATATCCCAATCCTCCATTACCTGTACTAATGTCATCAAATAAACAGACGGTAATATCACCATCGCTTGGATTTACTTTTACTTCATTTGCGGTTGCTCCTGCCACATTGTCAAGGACGGTAAATTGTAGCTTTCCATTTAGATCACCTAGCTCAACAGCACTAACAGTAAATGCACTATTGTAGTCTACAAAGTCTGCCGTAGCTCCTGTTGATGCAGTAAAGGCAGAGCCATATTTAACCTGTATTTGATTAAGAGAGCTATTATACTCAACGCGATCTAATCCTCCTTGACTATCAAGAACAATAATATTTAAATCATTATTATTGCCTGCTTCTTTATGAGTAAGAGTTACATCAAGATCGCCAAATAAATCAAGTTGCGATACAGTTGCTGGTGATCCTGTGATTTCGCCAAGTTCTCCCGTATTATCAGTTTCAAGAACTACTAATGAAGGGAATACGTCTGAGGTGTTTACTAATGCCATTTTCTTTTGATTTTAAGTTTTAAATTTATTGATCTAGTTTTCTATATTTGATTAAGCGTCCTTTTCCATACCACGCAACCCACCTATATCTTGTATCGGTTGTTTCTCCATCGCCATCACTATCTGCACTTCCTTGAGGAAGGCTAAGTCTATGCTCAAACAAAGTATTAGCACCATCCGCATTATCAAATGATGCCATTGTAATAGTCCTGCTCGAATCGGCAGTCTCTGATACGATAATGTGCGTATTGAGGAAATTTGCGTGCATTATCAATTCCTCAATTAAGCAACATCAAGTGTAAAAATACGATTGGTTGTACCATCACTTGGAGCTTCTAATCCATACATAATGGTCAAGGCATATTGTTCTTTTGCATCAAATACGTCGTACTTCCTTCTTAATTGAAGCGATAATCCGCTATTAGGCTCAACTGCATTAGCAATATCACCAATTTGCATAGAAGCGTCAGCAAATTCGGGTAAGCGATTTACCATAGCAAGAGAACCTTCATATCCTGCAAGAACTTTTTCGCCACCTGTAAGACCCGAAAGACCATTATAAGTATAAATTGAAAAACCTCCAAGTTGCTGATCAACAAGAGCCCTATTAATACCTGGCTTTACATCATAGGTAGCATTAGTAATAGTCGTCATTGTTTTCAACAACTGATAGTATGCAGAATGATCTAAAACCATCCATCGCCCACCTTTAGGCATATTTTCATCATCCATTGCTTTTGCCACATCAAAGATGTCATCAACATCAAAGCTAGCCAATGGAATTTGTGTTGTGTTAATTGTGGTGTCTGCACTAAATGCTTTTTCCAATAAATCTTCAGTCACCTTTTGTGCAAGTGCATGAGCAGCATACTTGGCAGACTCAGCAACATATTGTACTTGAGTTTGCTCTCTTTCAAGATCAGTAAGATGAAATTTAATAAATTTGTGTTGATCTAGCTTAATATCTACAGGGTCTGCATCTTGATCTTCATTACCACCTGTGTAGTCTTCAAAGTTATCTGTTCCAACAGTGCGCTTAAAATCTAAAACATCAGTTTTATTTCTGGTCGAGAATATACGAGTTTGAATAGATTGATTAAAACGCATTGGCTGACCGCCAAAATCGCGATGAATCGATCCAAGGATACCTAAGTCCTTTGTAAAGGTATCAAGAGCTTCTTGCAGAATAATATCAACTGCAAGATTTGGGTTAGCACCATCAGGTGCATATTTATTCGTAATTGAACTTAGGTTAGCCATTAGTTATTTCCTCCGAGGATTTTATCTTTATGTTCTCTGTAAAATTTAGTTTTCTCAACAGGATCGGAAATAGAAGAAAATTCCGAAACATAATCTCTGTCGATTGTTGAAGCAGTAATACTAAGAGGCTCAACACCAATTTGTTGCAATTCCTCAATCATTTTTACTTCTACTTTAGCTTCTTCTTCAGTAAGCTTTTCAATTTCTGCACGTAAAGCGTCAGAAGTTTTATCAAGCTCTGCATTTTCCTGCACATACTCTTCATTTTGTTTAGTAAGGTCTTCGATTCTTTCTTCGTACTCTTTGATACGAACTTGAAGAATATCTACTTCGGAACTCATGTCTGCAAGTTCTTGCTGTTTTTGAGCAAGCTCTTCCTCCGTGTTTTCTGCTTTTTCTAAAATATTTTTTGCTTCACTCATTGCTTATGAATTTTTGTCTCCATTAGTTTTCTTTTATTAATAAATTTATTGCATCAGAATAGTTACCAACTAAGTCCACAAGCCCCATTCTTTTCGCCCTAGACCCAAGGAAGACTTGTCCTTGCATGGCTTCTTTTTGCATCTGTGGTCTTGCTTGCACAACACTACCTGAAAATTCTTCATAAATGTTTTCAACCATTTCTTGCAAGTTTTCTTTTTGTTCTTCTGTAAGGCTTGTGCCTTCGAATCCTGCCCCTTTATATGTCGCATCTTTATTTTTTATTAGTTCAACATGTATGCCCTGTGATTTATAGTATTCGCTATTATCTACAACTGGCAGATATACCCCAATACTTCCAACTTTAGAACTTTTACTAGCTACAATTGCTCTTGCTTGTGAGCCGATCCAATATGCGGCGCTTGCCATCATGCCTTCACATACTGCATATACAGGCTTTTCATTATTTACAGAAGCAACCATTTCTGCCGTCTCTTGCACTCCCGTTACTGATCCTCCACCTGAATCTATGTCTAGCAATATATGTGTTATCTTTGGGTCTTCTAATGCCTCCTGCAATAATTGCTGTACTGCCATTGTGTCTGTTATGCCAAAGAATTTTGCAACTTTGGCATCAACATTTCTCATTATTGTCCCATGTATAGGAATAATTGCTACAGAATCATCTGTGTATGCACTTACAGATTCCTCTTCATCAATATTTATTTCTGCTAATAAATCTAAGGCTTCGCTAAATGTTAAATAACATTCTTGCGTAATAAGCCACGGATTATTCGTCAGATGACTCTTGATCTTCAGAAGTTCTTTCATTTTCTTGTATTATTTGTGGAGGTTCTCCCTGCATAAATATAGATAAAACAGCATTAGCATCCATATCGCAAGACTCAGCAATCGTTTTGCATTTTTCTATTGTATATTCAATCTCTTTGGCTTTTTGCATACATTCTGACTGCCAATCTAATCCCCGCTTGCCATAATGTTCTCGCAGAGTCATTAAACCTGCTTTTACGTCTTCTCTTTCTTGGCTCATCTCTCTGCCTGCATCAATTGTAATATCAGCAGGAGTTTGTACTCTGCACTTATACCATTTATCTACAGGCTTTAGTTTACCTTGTGAGATAAAATCGGAAATAACTGTAGCCCACACTTTTCTAACCATAATGTAGAAAAGTCTTTGTCTTTCATGAAATCTCCTTTGGGCTTTGCCCATAATAAATCTTTGTGCAGGACCAGTTATTCCTGATGGGTGCCAAATAAATTCGTAGGGTAATCCTATTCCTACAGAAAATTCTCTTATTAAAAATTCTAAAAATCCTTGAAATGTTGGGGAAGGTTTATCATGTGTAAAAGGTGTTAGTTTTTCACCTTTCTTTAAAACAGGAATAGAACCACTTTGCACATCAGATATAGTTAATCTTGTTGAATCGCTTTCTATGTCTTTAAGATTCCATGCATCAGGATCAGCCTCGCCTGTTTCTGATTCTAGGACTGCTGCTATTGTACTAAGATTCTTTACACCATTCTTTTCAAACTCTAAAATTTCCTTTATATCCCTTACATGATTTATTGCATGTTTTATTGCAGGCATTCCCCTATATTGTTCTGCTCTGTCAGGATCAACAAGCCAACACATAGAGTTTGCAGGAACTTCTTTTGCCTTTGTTGATTTTGGATGAAACTCTCCATATATAGAATCATCTGCCACCAAATAGCTAATCGGAATGCCATATTTATCAGTCTTTACTCCATCTACATAATTCGAGTCTTTTTCGATAAAATCTCCTACCCTATGTCCTTCTATTAATTGCAGTTTAAGACCATTCCTTCTTGCGAACATTATTCCCGCATCTCCATCACGATCTATTGCAATCGAGCAAAGCCTTTGTATCTCCCCAAATCCGTATCTATTTCCAATGTCGGCATTTTGTGACCATTCCTCAAAGAGGGATTCTGCTTCTAAGTTCCAATATGGATCATCTGTTATTGCTTGAGGAGATAATGGAAAAGAATATCGGGCTAAATCATTTATTGCTCCTCTAACTAATCCATCATTGTCATATAAATACCTAGACATACTTGCCATAGTTTTTCTATGCCATGTATGATTCGCTCTTGCGGATTTTAAAAAATAGGGAATACTGTTTCTTTCCCTATTAAATTGCAATCCATCCCAATAATGAGGGTGATAAGCACGGGGCTCTCTTGTTCTCTGCTTGGGTGTTTTTTTAAATATTCTATCTAATATATTCATTTGATACATGTACTGTAGACCATTCTCCATGCAAGGACAATGGAGATGTTTCTATTGTAGATTGACTATCATGAATCATACCTGAGTAATCATAGACGTGCCATTTGCCTTGTTTGTCTTTTGCTATTTGGTTTTGATAATCTCTATCGTAGAAATAACCCCTTGTTAATGTAATAGTAGATATTTGATCCTTATATTCAAAGTGATCGTCATTAACAATATTTCCATATATATGAGCTAAATTGCGGACATATATCGTGCCTGATATGGTAATTATTCGGATGCCTTGAACCTTTTCGCCTCTGCTGTTCGTTGCTTGATATATAATTTTCTGCTCTCCGATCTTTTTCATATCGGGAGTAGTTATTCTTTCCGCAACTAAAGTTCCTTCTACAGGATCATAAGCTGTTGCCCCTGCTTCGATATAATTAGATTCAACCAAATAATGAGATAAACCATCGTTTGGCTTGCAAGTCATTTGAATTAAAATTTTGTTAAAATTAGGTATTATTCTCTTTGTGGCTTTTCCATACACATCAGGAAGAGCTTTCTTCAATGCATAATTAACTTCTTTTAGTTCATGTACAAGTTGAGGGTATTCTAAAAGCAATTTCTTGCCTTTATTGCCCCCCATATCTACTTCGACAAATTGTGTTCCCTTCCTTGCTTTCTCAAGGGCTTGCAGTACTTCGGTCTTGATTCTTTCAAGCTCTGTAAGCTCTAGACCTACATAATGTCCTAATACATTCATATATATAGTTGCTTAATTGTCTTCATTAATCACAACCACATCATGCGTAATTTTACTCGCAAGCGATGCAACGAGTATCATCAATTCGCAATCGAATAAGTGATTATCTTTCCTGACAGGCACCCATTCATATTTTGTCCTGCCTTTGATATCTGTTATCTGCATTCGTTTTTCCGCAGTAACTTGCCTATAATATTCTGTGCATATATCTTTAGGTAAAGTCCACTGTCCTATCATTCCTTGCATTAATTCTGCTAAAGAATCTTTTGTTCCGTCATTACTCCAAAGAAATAGTCTTATTTGTTTATATAATCCTTGCTCCTTAGTTCCCATTCCTACTTCTGCTTTTGTCCAAGTCCAGAGCTGTGTGGCTAGTTTTCCTGTTTTACTATTGCGATGTCTATAATTTGCAACAGCAGTCCCCTTCATTGGTTTCCATCCATTGATTTGGCAAAATTTATATACACTTTGCGTATCGTATCCACTATCAATTATACAATTCTCTACAGGCACTTTGTATTGTTGTGCAATAGATAGCAGTTCTTCATCGGAATCTGCTTTGCCATATTGTATTAATCTGCTTTCAGCACCACTTTCCGCAAACGATCTAATGCAATACCAATAATGTATCCCTCCTTTCGCTTGTTTATCTGCACTTAGGAATCGAGTGTATTCCTCATCCCATTCATCTTCCAAATGATAATCACAAATACGATCTTTTAAAACAGCATAATCTTCAAAGTCGCCTAGCTTATCTTCCCAAGGCTCACCTAATGATTCGTTTATAAAATCCTTTAATGGCGACACATCTCCGTTTAATGTCGATTGTTTAGCTATAAGAAATTCTTCTACTAAGTCACGCCATTTGACCCACGGAGGCAATAATGCATTCCAATGAAACGATTTTCTATTCTTTGGTGCATTTGGATTTAATGCTACATAGCTACCACTACTGATAAAATGTCTTCGGTCTTGCGGTATATCTAAATATCTTTCTCCGCATTGGCATTCGAATCTTATTGTTTTAGTAAGTTCATCAAAGTTATAACCATTTTCGTTTTTCGTTTTTTCATTATCATCCCACTTCATATGATCCCATGACATTGGATATAATGTATCACATTTGCGACACCGATGATGCCAAACTTGTTGATCCCCTTGTATATAAGCTCGATGCGTAGCATCATTATGCATATCAGGTGTACTAACAATACATCTGCGAGCATTCCAATACGCTCTTGTTCTTTTAAGAACCATTTCTAAAGCACCATCGGGATAGTTTCTTACTTCATCTAGAAATAACCAACGTACAGGCTTTGATTGTAATCTTGAAGGAGAAGAACTACCTACACAAATTAAAGATGCTCCTTGAAAAGCCACTTCCATTTTATTTATAGCGTTCCGATCATTGATCAAAGTATTATTAACAGGAATACATGTTTTAATTGTAGGAATAAGTCTTGTCTTCATAAAGAAGGACGCTTCTTCTGCCGTAGATGTTACCCACATAGTTGGAGCAGGTTCTTCTGATAAAGCCCACATTAATAAACATATCATTGTTTGGGTTTTTGCAGATTGTGCTGAACACATTACGCTAATATCCTGCACCTCATTATCTACAAAACATTGCATTAAGGGCTTTACCCAAGGAGATATTTCTGACTTCCAAAAACCTTGATATGGTGAAGTAGGATCAAGCCTTACATGTTCTTCTGCCCATTCCCAAGGCTCTCTTGTATCCGCAGGACGCCAAGCATCCCTAGAAACCATCTCTACTAAATGCATACCTTGCAAATCTAAACTTGGGCTTTAAAATTACAAGGTAAATTAATCTGCTCTAGTTGCTTCTATTTTATATTTGGCATTATTCTGACCTAGTTTCTGTAAATTGAACTTGATCCAAACTGCTCCGAGTGGCTTTGGTGGTCTGCCTTTTTCCATGTGAAAGCCTGATTCGTGAACTCCGTATTCATTTTTATACGTTGGAGTTTTGATGTGTAGCTGTTCATCAATATATTCCGTGCCCATATTAGTAACTCTACTCCTCGCATTAGTAAAGAACCAATGATCGTGAGTGTGACCTGTAGTAATAATATCAGCATCAGGATGGGTAACACCCATACGATTCGCACCAATGACACCTTTTGTAACAGGTCCTCCTCCTCCTGCTCCGTGAAACATGTATATCCATACGGTATTTGATATTTGCACTCTTTTTCCATGCTCGTTTTTTCGGAAGCCTCTAATTCCGATCCAGTTTGCAATTTGTCCTGCAAATATTGACGAACCTGTTTTGCCATTAAGACTGTCAACAAGCCGTTTTGTAAGATCAGTCTCTCTGTGTTTAAGCACAGCAGTTTCGTGGTTACCCTTTCCCATAACTGCAATGTGCTTTGTGTAAGGCTCAAGGTACTCGCTATAAGTCGAAACGAGGCTATCAAGGTAGCATCCCGTTTTATGTATTTGTTTAATGTCATCTTTACTTGCCCTCGGATCACCCTTTCCTTGCATTGCACAAAATGCGTCACCGTTATCTAATATAAATGCATTTCGCTCCTTTGCTTGCTTTAGATGCTTTAATTCTAAATTATTATCAGAATGTGGATTGTCATGATGTGCATCACTTCTTAATAAACACCATACATCTTCGTTATAATATTTACCTTTATAATGTAAGTCTATAAAAAAAATGCCTTCGCTTTTTTTCCTTACTTCGAAATTCGTGAAAGCCATATTAATGTAAACGTGTCTCTACTTTTGAGCTCTGCCTTTGATTCCAAACTTATTGGTAAAGTTTTGTGCTTGCTTACTTACAGATTGTTTTCTCAGATTAATGCCTTGTGTTTTACATAACTTATTAAGCGACATCCCATTAAACACTTCGGGTCTGACTACCCAACAAATAGCAATCATTTTCCTAAAGACATTATTTTTATATTCTTTCGAATGAATATTGCCTCTAGATATCCAATACAATAATTCTTTTAGTGCAAAACTAAGTTTATCATAATCACTTTCTACATGTTCGGTTTCGCTGTCATCCATACTTTCATAATCAAAGAAATGGCATTGATCTTTTGTTACGCTCTCGACCTCCGTTCCGTCAAAACTTTTAACTGCTACTATTTTAGTCATTTGTCCATTTTCCTTCTGATAGGGTTTTTAATGCATCAAGAATAGCTTGTTTTATAATTCTTTCTGCACTAGCTACATTTTCACCAACTACTTGGGGAGCTAAACTACTTGGCAAAGATAATAATTGTCTCTTTGCACTAATAATCATTTCCGTTACTTGCTGTGATAATTCGCTATTTGGTGTATAATCTCCTTTTAATATTCCTATTTGTAATTCTAGTTTTTCGTTATTTAATTTTATACTAGCTACTTGTGCGCTCTCTTTGCTAGATAAATCTCCTGATGTGATACCATTATTTTCTTTCCAGTCTACAACCTCTTGTATGTTTATTCTGCCATCAGGTTTAGCTTTCGGAAAACTATCTATTTGCTTCCACCTATAAATAGTTTTGCGATCAACCCCAATTGCATTTGCTAACTCTACTTGGTTTTTTGCATATGTCCCAATTGTCCCAGTATTTAGTGTGTCTGTATATTCATCTAATCTTAACTCTTCTTGCTTGGTCAAAATTCCTCCGCGAGTCACCTTTTTAATTAAGTTTAGTATACTTTTTTCCTTAATTGCATCAGCTTCTGTTATAGAAATCTTTTTTTTCATAAAATTAATTATAATTTTTTATGGGGCAATTTCAATTTTTTTCGCATTCATGTGAACAGCGCACCTTCGCGAAACCTGCATCGGTGGTTTCAGAAAAAAAAGATTCCTTATATCTTATCCTCCCCTTTTTTTATCTTATTGCGTTGCTCTTAAAATATATTTTTTCGCTCGTTTTGGTTACTTTTTTTTCTGGCAAGCTTGCAAAATTATCATAAAAAAAACCTGCATATATTTTTCTTTTTTCGGGCTGGCTGGGCTGGCTGGGCTGGGTAAATTATAATCGCGCGTATTTTTTTAACTTGCGCGGGCTGGCTTATTCTGGCTTGTTAACTGCATAGCTGGCGCGCGCTTGCGCTGGCATTTTAAACAATGGAATATTAAAACAATGAAGAAAAACAGTGAATTATTGGCGCTTGCGGGCGCATTTTTAACCGAGGAAAGCAAAGCAAAGCGCGTGGGCATTTTATTACGTGCCGAGGAAATTTTGGCGGGCGCAAGTTTCAAAAACAAAAAGCAGTTTTTGGAATTTTGTGGCGTGTCTTATTTTGCCAGTGTTAATTCCAGCCAGAAGATAGCAAAGGGTAAAAAAGAGAATTTTAATTCCCTAATTTTATACCTAAGCGCCAGCAAAAACGCGGGCGTTGAACTTTGCTCTTTTGCAAGCGCTGGCTGTCGATTGGCTTGTTTGGTGGGCGCTGGGCATGCTTTGCTGG